AGCCAGCGCGGCGTACAGCGCCTCGGATTTCTGATTGGCGAGCATGATCTCGCGCAGCGTGCGGCGGCCTCTCATCGCTTCGCCTCCTGCGCGCACCGCGCCGCATACGCCCAGACGCTCGGAGCCCGCTCATAGGGCCTCAGCGCATGCTGCATGGATTCCCTGCCGACTGCCGCGCCTTTGGCCGTCAGCGTCCATTGGATGCTGTTTCGGGTAGGGCCAATCTTTTCGATCAGCCCCTCGCCGGCCAGCACCCACAGGGCGCGGCCAATTGATTTCTTGCTGCAGCCGACCATCTCGGCAACTTCAATCGCACGAACCGGCTGATGCCTTGCGACGACCTGCAGCGCCCTTCGTTCCTGTGGCCTCATGGTGCCCTCCTGTTGGTTTTATTGATGGCCCACGCCCACAGTGCGCCGCCGGCCACCTTCGCCGCGAACTGGGCCACAACAATCTGCGGCATCAGCGCGCCGAACGCCAATGTCGGGAACACCAGCGAATCAACCGCGGCGCCCGCGACATTGGAGCCATTGGCGCGCATCAACCAAGTGCCGCGCAGCTTTGCAAACGTCGTCCAGTCCACCAGCGCTGCGGCAGTAAACGCAACAGACGATGCAATTGCAATCTGCCCCGCTGCTGGGTTCAGCAGGTACGTCAGCGCACCCGTGCCGGCAATCAGCGCACCCATCTGCCACACTCGCAAGCGAACGTGCAGCCAATCTCGCAGCGCCAAATCCAACCCGATCAGAAGGAATGCGTTGATGGGCGACACCCACGGCCCGAAAGTGGCTACGCTGAGATTGGCGGCAATCATTGCTACGGCGTAGGCGGCAATTGCCGCAATTGTCAGATTCACAATAACGCTCCTTGTAGCGCCCTCGGCTGCCATGCCGTTGGCGGGTTCTGGCGATTGATGCGCTTGGCCATGCAGCCGGCGCATTCCACTTGCTCTGCGTGGTGCAGGGCTACATTGACGCTATCCGCACTGGACAGCGGCCATTGCTCCGTTCCTTGGGCCAGCATCCGCAAGCCGTGCGTCCAAGGCAGGCGCGCACCAAAAGTGCGGCGCAGGGCATTGAACACCTCATCCATTCGCGCCGCCCACGATGGCGATCCGACCTGCCAGTATGCTCCCGATGAACCAAGGCAGACCCGGCCCCAATCGTTGGCCAAGTCCAGCAGGTAGTCAATCGGCAGGCCAAGGTGCCACACCGGAATACCCCACTGCTTGCCGTAGGGCCAAGTCTTGACCATCTCACGCTGCTGTTCGACGCTGCCGTCAATAACGTCCGGCACTACAGCCCAATGAGGGTGCGCCAGCAACGGATCCAGCCAATCGTAGAACCCGCGCAAGTCAAACGCCACGCCGCGCGTCTTACAGGAGAACGCTCCGTTGTCCAGCATCAGAGACTGCCCGATGCGCAGGCAGGTTTTAAGGCTGTCTGGCCGAAAGTAGCTGACACAGAAGTGCTGGCCCGCCATCGCGTCCAGTGCGTGCTTCGGTGTGATCGGTGTGCCGTGGTAGTGCAGCATGGGGCCGCAAGTGTCAGCCCGCCGAGCCCGCAGAGTCAACCTCCCGAGAATGACCCTGCAGGATTGTCAGGATTGTCCAATGCTGGACAAGGTGGGCCATTCGATGCCATGATGCGTCCGCGCCGATTCGAGCGCGACAACGGAGAGCGACGAATGTACACGACCTATGGGCCTGGTGACCCGATCACCTGGCAGGGTAACCAGCCCCTCGACGACGATTCCCCGCTGACCAGCGAAGCCCGCGACCACCTGCTGGCCTGCCCAGCAGACTGGCAGATGTGGTTGGCCCGCGTGTCGCATGCCCGCGAGGGCGCGGCTTTCGACACCGTGAACGTCCGCGAGGACGACATGGGCGACGTCTGCGTGGACACGCTTCTGGCGTGCCTGCTCAGCGGCACCCGTGCGCAGGCCGAGGCGGCGCGCTACGAGCTGCAGTCGCGTTTCCTGCGGGACAACGCCGACCGGCTGCGGCAGATCGAGGATCAACTATGGCAGGCGCTGGGCGACCGCGAGCCTGAGTACTACGACGACATCTGAGGAGCGGATATGTTCACCAACATGAGTTTTCACTGCATCGTCAGCGTGGTTGCCACGAAGCGCAGCAGCGCCAACGGCCACACTTGGCGGCACATCGTCTTGACCGATTCTGAAGGGAACGAGGTCAAGATTTCGCTGTTCCCTGCGGCCGAGGACAAGGTTGCGCAGATTTCGATTGTTGACGAGGAACGGCAATGATCCTCGAAACCGCCACCCAGCGCGATGCCGACTGGTACGCCGCCCGCATCGGCAAGGCCACGGCCAGTCGGTTCAAGGACGCCATTGCCACGCTGAAATCCGGCGATCCAGCGCAGGCCCAGCGCGACTACGTCACCGAACTGGTGGTCGAGCGTCTGACCGGGCAGCGTGTCCAGAAATACGTCACCGCCGCCATGCAATGGGGCGATCACGAACCCGAAGCACGCACAGCCTACGAGCGCGTCACCGGCACCAGTGTCGAGGAAACGGGCTTCGTCGCCCACGACACCCTGCTGGCAGGCTGCAGCCCGGACGGCCTGGTGGACTGGGACGGGCTCATTGAGATCAAGTGCCCGTACAACAGCGCCGTTCATATCGAGACACTGCTGCGCGGCATGCCTGACGAGCATATCCCGCAGGTGCAGGGCCAGATGTGGATCACCGGCCGCCAGTGGTGCGATTTCGTCTCCTACGATCCCCGGATGCCCGTTGAACTGCAGCTGCACGTTCAGCGCATCCAACGTGACCCGAGCTTCATTGCCGACCTGGAAGCCCGGATCACGTCTTTTCTGCAGCAGGTCGGCACCCAAGTCGAGGCGCTGCGTCGCCTCGCGGAAAGCAAGCAATGAGCGAAACCGTCACCGCAACCAAGCGCGCCTACACCCGCACGCTGAAGACCTACGTCGTCAGCCAGACCGGAGAAGAAGACCGTCTGGTTCGCGCTTACACGCCTGCCGGCGCCCTCGGGCACTGCATGCCTCAGCTTCAGGTCCGTCTGGCGTCGCACGACGACATCATCGAACTGATGGCTGCCGGCACGCCCGTGGAGACCGCTGGCGTCGTTTCCGTCAGCGCCGAGAACGCCGGCCCGACTGACTGATGAACCGGGGCGAGTTGCAGCCGCCTTGCGGCTCGCCCCACTGAGGAGAACACATATGACCGCACTCGTCACCGTAGACCAGATCGAACGCATGGCCGTCAGCGTGGCCCGCTCGGGCCTGTTTGGCGTCAAAACCCCCGACCAAGCCATGGCCCTGATGCTGATCGCCCAGGCCGAGGGTCTGCACCCCGCCATCGCCGCGCGTGATTACCACGTCATCAACGGCCGCCCCGCCCTGCGCGCCGACGCCATGCTGGCCCGCTTCCAGGCCGCCGGCGGCAAGGTGGAATGGGGCGAGTACACCGACACCAAGGTCGTCGGCAAGTTCTCGCACCCGTCAGGCGGCAGCGTTGAGATCGCGTGGACCGTCAAGATGGCGCAGGACGCGGGCCTGACCAAGAACCCGACGTGGCGCTCCTACCCGCGCCAGATGCTGCGCTCGCGCTGCATCTCTGAGGGCATCCGCACCGTGTTCCCCGGCGTCGTGGTCGGCACCTACACGCCCGAGGAGGTCGAAGACATGGCCCCCGCCCCCGCAGTCCGCCAGGCGCCCCCACCCGCACCCGAGCCCGTGGAGGTCGTCATTGACGCCGGCGCCCTGCTGGAGCAGATCGAACTCGCCAGCACGCTGGAAGGCCTTGAACTGCTGCGCGAGGACATCCGCCGTATGCCGAAGGGCGACGCCCGCAATCGAGTGATTGCCGCAGCCACGCGCCGCGTGGAGCAAATCCGCGCCGAGCGGGAACCGCCTGCCGGCGACCCGCAAATCGTCCAAGCCGAGGAGGGCACAGTATGAGCACCCCATTGATGACGCAGGCCGAGGCGGCGCTGCACTACCGCCTGCGGGTCGCGCAGGACATGTTCGCCGTCGCTGACGACAGAGCACGCACCGCCCGCGAGCACATTGACCGCCTGCTGGTGGCGATCTACGAACTGTCGTTTCCGCTGCTCAGCCACCCGGAGCATGGCGAGGCCGCCGGCAAGGCGCACGACATCGCTGCCGAGATCGAGGACTACTGGTTCGCCGAGGAGAGCACCGATGACGACGAGTGACACGCTGCTGACCGAGCAGCAGCTAGCCGAGCGCTGGCGCGTCTCGCAGCGCACGCTGCGGCGCTGGCGATCCACGGCCAGGCTGCCGGCGCACATCCGCATCGGGCACCCTGTCGTCGGCCGGGTGTTGTATAGGCTGACTGATGTGCTGGTTTTCGAGGAGCGGGCGATCCGAGGAGGTGGGGTATGACCACGCTGCGCGAAGCCGCCCAGCAGGCGCTGGAGGCGTTGGAGAACACCACTCCGACCGGGTTCAACATGGAACGAGACAAGCAGTTCTTCGCCGCCATCACCGCCCTCCGCGCCGCGCTGGCGCAGGAGGAGCAGGAGCCGGTGGCGGTGGCAGAGACCACGGTATGCGACACACATCTTCCGACAGGCGTGCAAATCTATAGCGGCAAAAGGAATATGACATGACCCAAGAAGACATCATCCGCATGGCGCGGGAGGCGGGGCTGGCTCCTATTTACAGCGGTTGCGACGTTCCAAATGTGTCATGCGCATATGAGGATTGGGACGAAGAACTTGAGCGCTTCGCCGCCCTTGTCGCCGCAGCAGAGCGCGAGAAACTCGCCCACTGGATGCGCAGCCTGGGCTACGCCACGGGGCAGGGGGAAACGACGGAGGATTTGCTGGACTTCCTTGGCGTCGAGATTGCCGAGGGGCTGGAGGCTGAGACAATGGCCGAACGCCAACGCTGCGCCCGGATCGCCCGCGAATTCGACCGCGAGCAGCCGAACACCAACTACGGCGGGTACATCGCCCGTCTCATCGAGGAAACAGCGCCATGAAACCCAGCCACCTCACCACCCCGCGCACGCTGGCCGACTGTACTTTTACTGTCGGCTACAGCATCGCAGAATCGCGCCAGCGCTACACGCCAGCGCCTGCGGTTATCATCGCGTGTATCGCGCTGGGAGCCCTGCTGTGGACGCTGCTCTGACCATCGACATCATCGTCTGCACGGTGCTGGCCGCTGTCGGTGCCGTGGCGATGATAGTTGCGTTGGTGATTGCGCAGGTGTCGGCATGACCGCGCTACGTGAAGCCGCCCAGCAGGCGCTGGAGGCGTTGGAGCGCAGCCGCGTGTTCGTCACAACACAAGAAAAGATCAAGCACCCAGAGGGAACAGAGTGGTACGACGAAAACATCACCGCCTTGCGAGACGCGCTGGCGCAGGAGGCACAGGAGCAGGAAGACATCGCTCAAAACCTTCAGTCAAGGCTGGACGCTGCCCTGCTTCTTGAGCAGCGCAGGCAGGAACTGAGCCAGGAATTGGCTGCTTCGCTGACACCGCCTCGCTGCAAGTTTCCCGCAGCTCAACGCAAGAAACTAGCCCACTGGATGCGCAACTTATTGTTTTGAAGCCATAATCAACTGCTCGCTTCGGCGGTCCGGCTCGCACTATAGTTGGGTATTGTTGGTTATGAAGGTAGGAAACATGAATGCATTACAATGGCTAAATTCATTGCGCCCGGCGCTGCCAATGAGCATTGAGCAGCCTTGCAAGCCTATGAGCAACGGCGAGCTTAAGCGCCACATGCAGCAGGGTGGCGTGCTGGTGAACGGCGAACGTATTGAGCCGGATGAGTTGATCAACTTTCCGGTGCACTCGTTGGTGTTCTTCCCAAAGTCGGCAGCGCGTCGCACGACGCTGGTGTGATGCTTAACGTAGCATTTATTCTGGGAGCTTTGCTATGGACGCTGCTCTGACCATCGACATCATCGTCTGCACGGTGCTGGCCGCTGTTGGCGCGCTGCTTTTCTGGCCGCAGCTATGAGCATTCCCGCAGGCTGCGACCAGCAGGGTCGCTATCCCGAGGCTGCCGAGGCGTGTACTGAACTGGGCGCCGACGACTTTGCCGACGCTGCCAGGTTCGTTATCTGGCAGGTTGTGATTGCCGTCGGAATCGTGGGCCTTATCGCGGCGATCTTCGCACTTCAGTAAGACCAGATCGCTGGCACGGCGCGCAGGTCTAAGTGAATGAACCGGCCAGCGCCCTTCTGCTGGACGCCGATGCCGGTGAACCCCATCTGCAACGCTAGGCGCAGCAGGCGCACGGCGTCAGCACCCTGCACAGCGACGTCGGCAGCCATGCCAGTGGAGTGCATGCCAGGGTGAGCCTTGGCTTTTTCGACAGGATGCTCAGGGCAGCGCCAGCCCGAGGTGATAACCATCGGGCCGAACTCGTTGCGCAGCGACTGCAGGCGCTCCATAAACGCCGGCTGCATCTGCTCCCGCCCGCAGTGCCGGCAGCGGAACTCTGCGGACTTGAACGACGGGTATTCGGCCCAGTCCATCACTGTTTGCGCTTGTCCCACACCGACCAGCCCACGCCGGCCGCAGCCGCAGCGCCGCCGATCACGGCGTTCATCGTTTCGCCGTCAACGCCGTATTTCACGGCAAAACCGCCAGCCAGCGCGGTCAGAATGTGACGCACCAGCGCTTGAATAATCATGGCATTCATAGTTTCTCCGGCT